CTTCAATAGTTACATTATTCGACGAGATGATGGATGTGTTACCACTTAAAATAAGGTTACCAAAGAATTCAGCTTCAGCGGCACTCACTACATACTTTCCACCAGGTGTGAAATAAATAGAAGACTTTTGCAAGAATCCGTCAGTGCCTACCATTGGTACATGTTTATTTGTAGCATCTGTAAGACCAGCCACGGAAATGTTTGAACCAATCTCAATATTCGACGTCGTCACTATTCCTGTGGTAGCGTTCGTAAACTGAATTGTATTAGAAGTTGTGTTTCCAGTGTCAGTCACTTGTTGAAGTGTTTGAAGTTGTGTGAGTAGATTTGTGGGTAGAATCTTTTTAAGATCGTTGTTTGTGTCGTTGACATACACATAGTTGATGTCACCCTCATCGGCGACTATGGGAGCGTTGGGGATATCATTGGAACGACCAACACCCGTGACGTTCACGATACCATTCGAGTTCCCTTTCACGACCAGACCCACGTTTTGAATGAGATCATTGGGTCCATAGGGTTTTACATTAGAGAGTGCACCCGCCGTCACGTTACTGACATAGACGGTCTCGCCAGTTTGGAAATTATCTGTATCAACCCCATCGGCTCGCCCAAACGTCACGATGAGACCTTCTTGGTTGAGTGTAAACGCCTGGTACGCTACACCGAGGGCAGGCATAGTGGCACCAGAATTTGCTTGTGCTTTTCGAATAGAGAACATGTTGTTCCCGATACTACCCGTGGCATATACGGCATCACCTTTCGCAATTGTTTCTTCCGCCTTTGCGTAGAGGAATGTGTGGTTCTGCAACTGGTTCGTCCAGTTGGAGCCATCGTAGACGAGCATATCTTCATTGGCGAGTGCATTTTCACCGCCTATGAGGACACTGTTAAGTTGGTCGAGTTTGACTTCGACATTTGAGGTGAGGTCAGTGATGAGAGCTGTTGTTGGGTGATTAAGGGTCAGTGTACCATCTGTGGTTGTGTTGGAAGTCACATATGCATTTCCAACAACATGGAGGTTGGCTGAGGGGTTCACAGTCCCGACTCCAATAGAGTCGTTTACCACATCAACGTGAAGGGTCTCTGTATCCACAGTCAAGTTAGAGCTGACATACACATTTCCAACAACGTGGAGATTGGCTGAGGGGTTCACAGTCCCGACTCCAATGGAGTCGTTCTCCACATCCACGTGGAGTGTATCAGTGTCCACAGTCAAATTAGAGCTGACATACACATTACCCACAACGTGGAGATTGGCTGAGGGGTTCACAGTCCCGACTCCAATGGAGTCGTTCTCCACATCCACATGGAGTGTATCAGTATCTACAGTGAGGTTAGAGCTGACGTAGACATTTCCAACAACATGAAGATTGGCCACAGGGTTCACAGTCCCGACTCCAATGGAGTCGTTTACCACATCAACGTGGAGTGTATCAGTATCTACAGTGAGGTTAGAGCTCACGTAAGCGTTACCGACAACATGAAGTTCTGCGGATGGAGTCACGGTCTTGATACCAACTTTATTCTCGGACGAATCTACAAATAGAGTATCAGTATCCACCGTAAGATCACCACTGACACTCGTGTTTCCAGTCACGACCAAAATATTCGAACCAAATTCATCTACATATAAATTTGAACCGACATCGAGGGTGTGCATTGGATTCGTGTTTAAAACACCAACATTGGATTCGGTGTAGAGACGACCATAGACATGTACGTTGATATCTTCGGATGTTAGGGGTACGATAGCATTGCTATAAGCGCTACTTTCGGTGAATGCTAAAATGATTTCATCTGTTTCTTCTTTAAATCCTACAGTGACATTCGAATCTGGGCGACCCATGATGAGTCCTAAATCTAGAGTTGTATCTCCAGATGTATTATTTTTACCCAATTCAATAATAGCATCTTCGATGATCAGGTTATTACTCGTGATTGCCGTTATACCACCCTTCACATCGAGGTTTCCATTGATCGAAACACCCCCATTAACGACGAGAACATTCGAACCTGTGTCGTCGACATAGAGGTTTGACCCAACACTGAATGTATGAAGTGGATTTGTATTAACGATACCAACATTTCCATCGGTCACCAATGAATTGTGTGATACATTGTTAAAATACACAGTACTCACGTTAATCACATTACCTCGAAGTGCTGCACCTTGTAATGTAGTTTCAATAATATCAGTCGCCGCTTCACCAGATTCGGTAACCTCTTTAGTATCCTTATTATACATTAAAAGTACGATGGCGGGATCATCATAATCTTCTCTCAAACGAACAGGTGAAATATAAATTGTATTCGCTGTATTAGCGTTTAAACTTTCATTACTCGCATTGAAAACGATCGTATTTTCCGCCTGGTCATCTAGAGCATTTTTACCAAAACGCACTTTGGTAGATCTCTCAATAGTCGGTATGTTCTTGACCATTTATTATAACATCGTATTTTAATTTGCGTAGAGAAGTCCCGCCATACCATTCTCTATACGGAGTATATTGTAGTTGACCGCATATATGGGGTCGTTGATAGGCATACTCTCACTCATGATCTTGGCTGAGTCTAAACGACTAAAGTTGAGAGTGCCTGTAGGTTGGAGAGAACTTGTGGAAAGACAGAAACAATAGAGGAAAAAATCTGGGGAAGTCACGAAGTTGGTGTGATAGTAGTTCATGACATCGATAAAGTGAGGCTTACCCCACCTATAATTACTCACATCAAGACCATTGATGTTCAATTTAACCTTATTCGAGGGAGATGTGAGAGCGCCATCGGTGGTCGTATCAGACGATGCGAGGTATTTCACTGGATGATTAAATGTGAGATCTTGTACAATTTCACCCGATGCGATATTCTTTTGTACTTGGGTGATGAGAAGATCATGTTTTCGGGAAGCGATGTTTCCACGTTCTTCGTTGTCCAGGTAGTAATAATTTGCGTAGCACTCCACGTTGTAATTCGAGGCCGCACTTGCCCAATGAATACGAATCTCAACGTTGTGGTAATTGAGAGCTACGAGGGGAAGGGCACATTGGGGTCCCTCACAGAAGAAGAAGCGAAGCGGATAAAAGTATGAACGAGCGCTCACACCTGGATGAGGACCGTTCGAACTCTTAGAAACATTTTGAGCAAAAGTATCGATAGCGATCTTTTCAGTGAAGATGGCATCTTGTGTGTCGACGAGAGAACCACCGATGAGAAGCTCAACCTTATCGATGATCGTATCCCACCTCTGAATATCGAGAGCTTGGGTCTTATCATCGAGAGTAAAATAGACATAACCGAGAAGATCGCCAGATCGTTCGAATTGAACACTGGACATAGAATTGTTTTTCACTGCTCCATGGATGGTTTGTTTTTCGATGGACTGTGAAAAATTAGCATGTCTTTTGAATGTTGAACTAAAGAAAGATATTTCGGGATCACCCACGATATATTCATCCTGGGCACCGATAGCGATCAATTGAACAATACCAGCGGACATGGTATACTACTTTAACGGGAGAAAATTACAAATTTGGTTTTCTACACACGAAACGAAGAACGAGGAAATTATCTTTTGCGGGAATCGATGGAAGAATTCCATTACCATCTTGATCTCGAATTGTCACAGTTAGACGATCGATGCGACGAATGGGGTCGATGTATTGGGTCACGATTGGATAGTTATCCTTAAAATTTATAACTGCATCTCCATCGGTGATGAGACTCGCAAAAGAACCACGAATCATACTCTTAGATGCTTGTCCTTCATATTCATTCGACGCCCTATCGTTGAAAATGGTGTCCAACTCTTTGATGGAAACGTAATAATGTTCGGTGGATACATTAGAATTAATACGAGCCGCAATGAGACGAGCTTGTACGACATTTTTTATGGGCTGCTGAAGAAAGCATGTGAAAGTGTTGGCACTACTTTGATCGATGGTATCAATTGTTAGAGTGTGATACTCATAGTTGAGATCTGGAATAGTCTCAGTTGGGGAAGTGATGAGAGCCATTTATAGTTAGCTTAGATTAAAGATCCACCGATTCCCTCCGAAATCTCATAACTCGCAATGTCCGAGATGAGCTTTTGAGCACCACACAAACCACCTGGAGTCAGCGACTTGGTGTAAGCACTGCCATCTTTGCGTCCAGGGGTACACTCGATCTTATTCTCCAGATCGAAGATGGAACCCTCACGGATGGGAGTAACCTTAATTGGCCTGGCCTGATACATACTGGTATCACGGAACATCATGAGAGCGACGATGACGACGAACAAGACACCGATCGAACTGAGCGCATTGCGGTTCGCTTTGTTGAGGTTGAGCATTTACTATGTACATATATTTTTTTAAAGTGCGTTAAAGGTATTTTTTTAGTTTCCATATAGAGAGTAGATGGACGAAGAAATCGTACTCGACAGAGGAAA